CGGCGATTATTGGGGCGCAGGCTCCGACGAACCTGGCACGGCGTGAAGAATTTGGGGGATGACTAAGGCTGCTTTGCATCGTTCGGGCTGGACTCGAGTACGGCAGCCTCGCGGCGAGTGCTCTGGAGACACCCGGAGGCTTCCATTCATGCGCACTGTCTACGGGCTCGCTATGCCTACTCCGCGGCTGGCGCCTGGATCAATGCCAACTTAGAATCCATGGAAGCGTTGAGGGGCTGGACTCTGTCTGCTCGAGCAAAGCTCCTACGGTCCAAGAGCTCGTCAATGTCTAGACTATATGGCTCTACGCTCACAGCGTCCGATTTGCCCGAGACCTGAAGTGGGGCGGGCTGATATGCTGCGACTTCCGAGCAGACTCGATGTTGTAATCCATTCCGCGGAGTGAGCCTGGCGCCGCGCGTCAAGACCGGCTGGCATGTCATCAGCCACTCTCGGCTGAGAACATGCGCGCCGCAACGCGCTGGAGTTCCGGGAGCCTGCTGCGTCGATTGAGCGCCGGTCGGCGCTCCCATTCGGTAGGTCAGCGGTGAGACCGCAATCCCTGACTGACCAAGACCACCGAGTTATCGCCTTTCTGGCGACGTCCAGGACTCGCTAATAGCCAACTCCTTCTTCAGGCCTTCCAGGGTTGCTGTGCGTACGTCGTTATGCCTGTCCTGCGCAGCTTGGAAAGCGCAATTCCAGCCGTTTCGTGCTCGGGCTCATCTAAGCGGGGGTGCCAGATTACCTCGGTTATAGGTGCGTTCTGATGGAGGCTCTTATTATATGTCCGTACAAAAATCGTTTGACAAGTCTCGCTGAGCGATCTATATTCTGTCCGTACGTAAATACAAAAGAGCACGGAGACAGAGTCCCCCCCTGCAATGCAAATCCAAATCAATCGAGGATTAAAAAAAGCGAGTACGGCACCTCACCCACAATGGAGAAGCTCGCTTGCACCAAGACCACTGGCTTATTCACGCAGTCAACATGACGGAAGCGTCCAAGGTCTGCGCTTACAACGGCCTCGCACAATGGTTTGGAGGGTCGCGCTGTGCAAATACTACGACTCGCACAAGCCTCTAAGCAGTCTTGAGTACATTCCTGCCAGCGCCGAATGAAGGCATATCAAACGGGGGCCGCCGCTTTCGAAGGACGGTTTCGCTAACACTCCTGCAAACGGAACCAGCACTAATGAGGCCGATACACCACGTGCATGTCAGAGAGTGAGCGCGGCGATGGCTGAAAGAGTTACCACTACACCATGATGATCTAATAATCGATCCGGGGTTCACCAGCACGAGAAACACGAAACTGAAGATCAAGGATGCAGGAAACGGATGTACGTGTTTAACTGCTTCGAGCTGCGGTCTTCAATGTGGCCGATATATCACATTTCTATGTGAGAACGAGGTGTGCTGTATCTATCCCGTCTAGTCGACAGCGATTGCTGAATGATTCGAAGACGTAGTCATCAGAATTCGGCACTACGTCCAGAACTTCTATACGCATTGTGAAGCAGCATAGTGAACAGCCCCAATAGCTACGAACCCCGAGAAGGATACACCTGTCCCTCAAGATGGGCACGCTGAAAGGTGAACTTTGACGAGGCCCGCGAGGGCCTAGACGGCTGCACCCAAAGGTTATTTTGCGATCTCGAACGTGTGCTATGTCGGCGGCTGATGCAACGTGACGACACCGGAGCAGAAAGAGCTGCTCTGCGCAGATCACGACGAGTGCGGCGCTGACGAGATTTCGCTCGACTGGGGACGGACTTATAACTCGCTCCAGATAGTAGGCTGAACAACTGAAGTACGCTAATTCATGGAAATACGCTAAGGAAAAGACACCATGTGAAGACTGATAACCAGCTAAATATGGCGAAGAAGCGCCGTCTAATGGTACAGAAGGCAAATCCAGCCGCCTTATCCGCGGCTGGAATGGAGTACGCGCGCTCCCATTTACCCAGAAGATGAAAATGACATCTGCACTATGGGGGGGGGAGGAAGGGCTGGGTCCCCAAAGAAGCGTATGCGTGATAACTCTGCGCTACGGGCTCATTGCTGGCGTACCAGCAGTTTGAGTGCGTTCTAACAGAGATAAGAAAGGGAGAACCTAGTGCGAAATGACACTATGCTCTATCTATTGGACGAGAGATGCGAGAGGGCCTCCAGCACAGCTAAGCTTCGTAGAAACGGGACGAACGCTCAGCCCCTATCGCGCGGGTAGGCCGTGCTTAGCATATCCGTACCTATAGAACGTCAGATCACAACCATCGCGGCGCGATGCTATTCTGAAGCGATTGCAAGAGCAAGTGCATACCCCCGAACGAAAATAAGGCGCTAGAAACGCGACCTTGCAACGCCACGCATTGCTCGATCCAGATTAACTATCGGACGTGCGCATGCATACCTACAATCCAACGGAGTGTGACGCGCGACAGATGCATGAGATTGCGCCGCGATGTCGAGTCCGATAGTAGACAGTCGACCGAACTGATGGCCATGAGTTCTACACGGCATTGGACAAGGGGGGGGAGGTCGGGGGGGGGGGGGGGGAGGGGGGGGGGGGGGGGAGGGTGGGGGGGGGGAGGTGCGGGGGAGGGGGGGGGGGGGGGGTGGGTTGAGGGCAGGGGTGAAGCGAGTGGGAACGAAGCCGCGACCCGACTACTGCAAAAGATCCGCCTCCTTCCCAAAGAATCTCGCGCCCGAACTTAGCCAGCAAGGCGATTACGAGCCCAAGTACCGCAAGCGGATAAAGTAGATAATGTATATAGCCGAACGCCGCCGTAATCCGGTTACACACGTGGCACGCCTAGGTAGTGCGCGCCAGCTGTTGGCACCGAGGCATTTACGACATAGCTACAGCGACATTACGATGGTATAAGACATACAGCGTGAGGCCCAATACCAGATTCTTACAACTCAAATGAGGAAGTAAGTCAGCAAGGCCATAACAACTGCTACACTGATGAAGGACGGGCTAAGCCAGCCGAGAAAAGCTCGCTGAAAGTGACTGATGTCCCTTGAATAACTGTCCGAAAACGATAGGCCTCGGCTCGAAAAACACCGAGTGCGGCTCGCCCAAATGACATGACTACGTACATCAGGAACAGGCCTGCCAGTAAAAAGAACCAAGATCATACAAGACTGAGTACACGAGCGGCCAGAAGGGTCTTCGTCGCGGCTCGAATCTGGACAGGCCTCCGATAGTCTGTGATTCGTAGCATCGGAAACACGCTATAGGATATTCCGTAGCAGCAGCAGTAGTGTTCCAGCCAGCGAGACTCTGTGAATCGACTACATCACTGTAGGCTGGGATACAAGATGAGTGGAAAGAGAAAACCCATTTCTCATCCAGGGATATCCTAACAGAAGGGTGGATAGCCAGTGGCGCGATGGTTCACGATTCAGTTTGATAGCAAAGTCACGTGCTACATGAATATGGATGTACAAGCTCATCCAGCAAAGGCCTCAGAAATGACGCAGTCGAATTTGTACGAATAGAGAAGCGTATCGTGATGCGAGCACAAGCTAGCAAGATATTGGAGCTAACAGCCTAGTTCCTCTGAGCGTTGGAACCGCGCCGCGAGCCAGCATAAGACGCCAGTCGTCTGGAGGCTTCGAGTCGGAGTGACGCCTGTCGCGCAAAAGTTGCAAGCTCGGCCTAGCTGAAACAGATGATCACAACTGGCGATGACAAAAGCCCCACGCCAGATATTAACGTCAGAAGAAATAGGGAGACATTCTGTACGTCACTGATGTCGCGCAGCGCCGAGGATTCGAATATGTCGGGCGCCGCCCATATTCAAGAAGGCTTGGTCGCCTCTCTGCGAAGTAGATCACGTGTCAAGCATCGCGATGGCTATGAATCGCGGCCGAACAATAACAGCTCGCAGGCACTCTAATCCCTACCAGAAAACCCGGGCGCAAAGCTACCGACCCTGAACTAGAGTCAAATGCTGGAGCAAGCGCAGCAACAGATTCTGCCTTACGCGTAAAGGTCGTCATGACTCGTCGCAGAACTGCTAACACCCATCCTCTAATTGAAGCCCCTGCCAAGTCCCCGTCGCAAGCGACAAATCAACCTAGTGTCTGTGTTTAATTCACTGCGCTTAGCACGTCCTCGGTCAAAATATCTGCCTGACATTAGCGTAATCCATAAGTCTAAGCATAGAAACGACTCGCGCGCATTTTGCATCAGACTCCCAGCAAACAACGCGAAGCTAACAACGAAGACATGAGGAAACCATCTAAGCTCGATCATCCGTAGGGCGATGCTATGCACGAGCTGCTGGCCCATCCGTTACCGCCGTCCTGAATGAACAGTCAAAAATGACGAGCAGTGGCTAAGAGCCTAATTACCGATACCAAAACGCCGGGAGACTGCGGACGTTCAACTAGCTAAAGAAATAGCCATTCCCTGGTGTTCAGTTATCGGCGGATGCGACAGCGGAACAAACGAACGGCTCAGTGGCGAATAATCGCTCTTACACCATCGTCTTTTTAATAGAACTAGATCGGGATCGAAGCAGAGGCACGTCATGCTGAATGGACTCGCTTGCATGTTTTCGGCGAACGTGTAGGCAAAAACTAGCCATTACTACCCCTAGCGGCGAGCAAGCGATCGCATACTACAGACTGGACGTAAAACCTCGGACAGTGAACGTGAAAACACGGTCTGAGCGCAATGTTGATTCAGCAACTGCTGTAGAGTTGGGTGTCGACAGGTTGCGGACTGGGTTCTCGCAATACTGGGCAATAACCTACACCGTACCAGGGATGCGTCGACTTAGATATACGCAGCTGTAAGAAGCAGCATTTAGATATATAAATCATGCGATAAGCATGAAGAACAGATGTAAATAAAGGAAGGCACGTCGTGATCTTATTCTAACGAATACTGAACTTCCGGCAAGGCGGCCTCAGAAGCGCTACGTGGCGCGGTACATTCACTAGAAGACTAACGGACGCAAATGTTACGGTGCATGGACAGCTGACTTACGAGACTGGAGACATAACGGAAATTGATCCCAGCGCAGGCGAGCCGTGCATAATTTATATCAGACCAAGAACAGGAGACAGAGAGGACGCTGATCGCTAGCGCATGGGGCGGGACGGCGATTGTACTTGCTTCAAGAGCTCGTACGCCTGCCCCGACCAACAAGTCGTGGTGAACAGAGGCAACGACTTCCAAAGACGGACACACAGTCATGTGAAGATTCTCGATAAGGTGTAAGCTAAGAACGGACGATGACGTTAGACCTGAAAAATACGCACCGAAAAGATTCACGAAGCAAGGCTCCACGTCATCCAGCAAAACAATTGGTTGCACGCAAACTGCTGGCCGCTCGTTTCCTAACCGGGACGATCACTAATAAACGTGCCTCGATCATGGATCGACCGCGATCGACGTCATAAGGCAAATCCAGTCGACACTCGTCTGAGCGCATTTTATCGTCGACGCTCAGCGTACCAGTGCTTCCAAGTTGAGAACTATCGTAATTAGAGATAAGGAGTGATCAGCGGCTGAACGGAACGAGGCCGTAGAGACAGGTGCGACGCGATCGTGAGGCATAGGAGGTTTATGTATGGTTGAGAGTAGTCGAAGAATCGAGCATATGGTACAAGCGCGTCAAAGAGCAGTCCGTAGCGCTCTGGATCATCCATAACGGAGTCTAAATATAGAGCCAGCGCGTGAGAATCATATTAAGGGCCTAACGATACTAATGCGTGCAGAGGCATAGAGAAAACCATTGTCGGCAGGATAAGATTAAGACGCGAGCCCGGCAAGCGGCCTAGTGCAGGGGAGTCGCTCTCGTCATTGATGAGTCGAGAGTAGCCTACCTCGACCAAATAACTGCTCGGGGTCCCTCAAGCCATTAGCAGCGAAACAGTTTTAGACTCATCTAAGGAAGCAGCTAAAGCGTGTATGTCTACTGATCGTCGGAGGCCCGCATTGTGTACAGCTGCAATAGCGGCGCTTGTCTGATGTAGCTGCTAGCGCGCCATCATAAGTTCACGGTAACATGGAATGGGTGGAGCAGTTTGCGCCTAGATTCCAAGTATTGAGCTGCTGTATTCTTCAATCCAGCATATGGGAATGGAGCAGTACGACGACTCCTTCGATAGGTCAAAGCGTTGGATTCATCGCTTGACACTACTCCAAAACTTGCGGCCAGAACCTTAGACCAGCGAGATTATGAGGAGCTGCAGCTACAGCGCGTCTGAGGAATGAAGAACGGCTCTACAGGTGCCAGCGACTCGCTTGTATTGGGATTCGACGCGGGAGCCGATAGGGGCTTCACAGAAGGCATTAGACAACAAGCCTCAACGTGATAGAGAACGAAGCAATAGCTTAAGTTTAAACGGGCGCAAAATGAATGAAGCGCAATTGACAGACATATCAACACCTGGAGCGAGCAAAGTGGACACTGCACAATGACCGAGAAAGAAGATCTGGCGTACGATTTCTCCAAAGCGCGCTTAATGAGTAATATCAGTGAGATGCACAGTCAAAGCTATTATCCGATGCAAATTGAATCGCGCATATCAAACGCGTCTTTGGGCGCGCTACTAAAGCTAATCGCGAGCATGCGGGGCCGACCTACTAACAAGAGCGCTCTACCAACCAACGATCTGATGGTAAAAATGGAAACTCGCTATCTAATCCGTCACGAAGGATTTGTCTCGCAGATATAAGGCTAGAGAGGTACTGAGGGCTTGAATGGGAGTCAGGTCGTTCGCGCGGCGGCTTCGTGGCGAAACTATCTCTTCACGTGCAAAGAGGTCCGTGCCTGTGGCGTGCAAGGGGTATACAGAGCCAATATGACAGGCTAGCCATCGCCGGGAGAGTCGAGCGTAGCCGATCGCTGCTCCGTGCATGATCCGAGCGACGGCGAGCGCCGCCCTTAAGAAAGCACGGAAGAGGATATGCGATGGCTAGCCTTGCATCGGAGGAGAACGGGAAGACGGGTCAAATAGTAGCAAAGAGCACAGGCCGATCTGCGAAATGCACCTTTCGATTCGCGAGCGTGGCTCCAAACTCTGCTGGTGCAGAGGCCCGCAACCAAGAGCATCCCATCACGAAGTATGAGGGCTGCTGGAATGCACCGTAGATGAGCGCTGGAAGCTCGCAGTGAACGGCCACAAGACACCAATGGTGTGCAGCCTGTCGACGTGCCGATCGAGCCATTCGACTGCTACGTCACGTTCAACGGCTGGCCGCCTTTATCTTCAATCCGTATGGCGCGGCGGTGCGGCTGGTGAAGCGCAAATGAAACGACGTTTCATCGCCCAGCGGTGAATAGCGGCAACCGAGCGCCTTCACACCTCAGGGTAAGCCCCGAGAAATGAGCCAACTCGCCGCAATCGACCGCCGAACCGCTGGGGCAGCAAGCCCGATCAGGAATGTGTGCGTGAGCACGACCTTACCATGGAGTGCAAGCACGGGATGTCGCTGCGTGGCTCCGCACGCTTGCAAGAGCGCACCGATCGGTTCGCAGAACAGTTCGCCGCATCAACCCCGAGGAGGGAAAGTGAAAGAAGACTCTACAAATCGAGAAAGCCGAAGCAAGAATGCAAATTGAGTTTCGAGCGCACAGGGCCTTAAGCCGAAAAGTATCTCGCTGAGGCTCAACCGTGGCCTCGCTGTACGAGCTTTACCGGAAGCCTTTCCGACAGCTTCACGGAGTTTCGGCGAGACGCTTTTCCACGATGCCGAGATGTTTTTTGTTAAAATTCCAGCAAAGGCAGGCCGGCGATTTCACGCAGGCAACGCCGGACGCTGTGAACGCGATGAAAAGGTTGCTCTGGCCGCAATCGAGCTTGCCAAGGCGGTCGCTGCTAAAGGCGAAAAGTGAACGGTGAAGCCGAAATCTTGATCGTAATCGTCCTTATGGCGTGCTGGCACTTCTGCTTTGGTGGCTGTGCGCGAGATACTAAAACACGCACGCGCCATTCGACGAATGAGTCACACTCTGGATAAAGCAACGAGGAGTGAGCAATGAAGTGACATTCAGCCGGAAATGGTTTCGAGAAGGTGCGTATCCCCCTCTGGCATGCGCGTGCCGTAACAATGTGAATGCGCCAGAGGACACGACATCGGAGTAGCTGATGCGAGGAATACGGTACTCTGCGAAGCCGTGACGAGGAGGGCATTACTCTGGCTGCAATGGCACGAGGAGGTAGACAACGCTAGTTTTCGTGTTCGATACTCGCTGACCTCGTGTGCTTCTGATCCTATGGAACGCATACATTACCGCCCCTGTTCCGTCCACCTACGGAGATTGTATCCGATTACATGAGCCGCGCCTTGACTCCTGACCACGGCGGCAAAGAACCCCGCGTGAATGGTGCAGGATGCCCATTGGGCGGCCCGGACCGAACTATCGGACGATGTGGTGGGGCCGGCGCTTCATGGACTACACGAGCAAGTTACAACCCGGTCCCCTCTTCCAAACCGTGGCTGCTAAGATGAGGCGGCGCCGGCGGGCTCTCGTCTCGTGGCGCTCAAGTTAGAACCGTAGGGGGCGTCCGTTCCCATGAGCGATTAGGAGCGAAGCCAAGGCCTCCCGAGGACATGGCGGTAATTGCGGCTGTGGAAGCGCAAACCCGCGCGGTTTGTCGCGTGAGCTTTTTCGGCTGTACGATACTTTCGAAGAATCGCACTTGCAAGAAGCCGAAAAAAAAAGATGGACGATGAGCGCAGATCTGCAAGGACGCATCAGCACTACGTCGCGCTTTCATAGTGCCGGCGGCAGCAAGGACATTTCCGGGAGCCCGCTACGTTCGAGCGAGCCTGCAAGCGTATGGCCTATGAACCACTCGTGAGCAATCATGGATTGAGACAATCACTACGTTCATCATGGGTTTCGTTCCTTCGGGGTTTTGTTTGGCCGTCTGTACATGACCAGATGGGAAGAATGAGAATGAATTTATACGGGAGCGGACCTTTCGATCCATCCGAGCGTGCTGCCCGAGACGTGGCCGCACTCCACAATTTGAACTGGCTAAAGATCGCCTTTTCAACTGAAGCTTGCCGGTGTCCGATGGATTCGCTTCCGGAGGCGATGGCGAGGCTCGAAAAGGCGGGCTCGAGCAGCGCGAGACGGGTACTCGATTCGCCGCGCTCCCATCTCAAAGGAAGGCCCGAGCGCGTGAGCGCACCGATCCCATTCGATCGCGTGATCTGGAACGCGCAGGAGTGCGCGGACTATCTGAAGCAGTCGCGCCAGGAGTTCCTTCGCATCACGCGCCACAACGAGACCTTCCCGCTCGAGCTGCCGAATCGCCCGCGGCACTGGCCAGCGCTCGCGGTGACGGAATGGGCCCTCTCCGGTTCGGTTCCCTCTGAAAATTCCCCAAAATCTACGCAAGTCGCTGCGTAGGTCCAGATAAATCAGCATCTTAGGACGTTGTTTTGGTGCCCTTCCTCGGCACACCGACCGTCCTTTGACGTGCTCATACAGAGTGAAAACGCTGCGAAAGAATGCGCCTGGATGCGCTGTTCTGCGTAACAATTACCCAAAATTTACGCATGGCAACCTTCAGCAAGTATGGCGATGGAATGGAGGGCGCAGGTTGCCCGCCGCGGGGTCCGTAAGTCTCGCACGTTTCCGTCCAAGGGTGCCGCAACGGCTTGGGCGGGGCAGGGTCGAAGACGAGATTATGGCCGGCGTGCGCGGCGAGATCCCAAACCTGACGGTAGCTGAGCTGTTCAAGCGCTACGAGAAGGAAGTCTCCGAGGGCAAGAAGGGGAAGCGCTGGGAAGTCGTGCGCCTGACGGCCCTGGGACGCGACAGGCTGGCCGCTGTGAGGCTGCGGCAGTTGGACACCCCGCACGTCTCAGACTGGCAGCAGCGCCGCCTAGAAGCCGTTTCCGGGGCTTCCGTGAGGCGGGAGCGGAACCTGCTGAACAACGTCTTTGAGATCGCCCGCAAGGAATGGCACTGGCTTAGGAAAAACCCGTTCCTCGGGATACGGCGCCCGAAGGATGGGAAGTCTCGCAAGCGCACTGCCTCGCCGGCCGAGATCGCCAAGCTGACCTTGAGGGCGAGCGACAAGATGCGCCGGGCCATCACGATCGCCCTAGAAACCGGGATGAGGTGCTCGGAGATAGCGAGCGACCCGCGGATAAAGGGACGCGTTGCCAGCCTCGTGGACAGCAAGAACGGGGAGGAGCGGGATGTGCCGCTCTCAGAGAAGGCGATTGAAGCGTGGCGCGAGCCGATCGCCCTTACCGCGGGCTCGATCTCAGCCCTATTCGCTCGGCTGTGCGATGACCTGGACATCGAGGGTCTGACCTTCCATGACCTGCGGCATACAGCCGCTACGAGGCTCGCGAAGAAGCTGACCCTGCTCGAGCTGTGCAAGATGTTTGGCTGGAAAGATCCTAGGCACGCCCTGATCTATTACAACGAGGGCGCGGACCAGATAGCGAAGAAGCTATAAGTCGCCTTCCCGACATTGAGTGTCGGCTACCGACCAGGCACTCGCCTCCCGCATATCTCAGATACGAGCCGAACCAGTGCCTGGTCCCGAGCTTGGCGTTGATGAGGGTGAGCTGGGTATAGACCGTCGCCGGCTTGATGCCGAGCTCCGCCGCCGCCTCGATAGGCATGTTTCCACGGCTGATCGACTCCATGAGGGCGCTCTGAGCGGCGGGTTAGCTGTACCGGCTCTTGGCCGGTTGCGAACCAGCGCGGATGATCCTTACTTCTGCGCTCCACATCAAGTCAGCTTCGGAGTGTTCGGATCTGCGAGCGTGTCGTTGTACTGCTTGAGGGCGTCTGCCTCGATCTCGTCGTCGGAATCGAGCAGGCCCTTCAGGTCGTCCGTGGTGAGCGTCTTTCCTTCGGCGTGCCGCCGCACAATTAGGTCCGAAACCCCTTTCGTGAGAATGACCATGTTCATTCCAGCCTCCGCCGCAGCGGCAAGAAATTGCACCACCTGAAGTAGTTGGCCCATCACATACCGCCTTTCTGTGCTTTCTCTAAGCTGCGTTCGACTTCGATCAGCATGGTTTCCGCGAGCCGCAGGCAGGCCTCCGGAGTGCTCGGCTCACCCAGGCAAGAACCACCTTTTACCGCCATGACGCTCGTGTCCTTCACCGCGGCCCTGGCCTTGGACAGTTGTTCGTGCCAGCCCTTCGCCACGGCAGGGTGCAAAGGCCGGCCTTCCTCTTCGCAAGCACCAGACACCGCATACTTCTTGCACGTCTTGTCCGCGATCGTCTTAATGACCCCCGTAATCGTGGCGTCGGTATAGGCGATCTTCTCCTGGAACGTCATGGGCTTCTCGAGGCCCACCGTGGCGCATCCAGCTAGTAAAACTACGAATAAGAGTCTCTTCATTTAGTCCTCCGGTTGGTTCCCGTTCCCTCGGCTGAAACGAGCATTTCAAATTTGTTTACCTCTGCCGTGAGGTGCATGAATTCTTGAAACCCTCGAGCATAATCGGCAACTGCGATTTTCCCATCCAGCACCGCGAACGATTCCGCGATGATCACGCAGGCTTTCGACTGGTTGCCGAAATTGCCTTTGTGGAAAAGTATCCGGTCATGGCCATCAACTTCAATTTCAAAGGTCGGGTATCCTCCCTTATGGTAGAAGTCTCTGTGGCACCTGTAGATACCGTCCACGAGAACCGGCGGCGAAATCTCTACCGACACGGCGAACGGCTCATCATTCCACTTGAGCACCGAATACACGCCATGCGGGCGGATCGCGACCGTCTTTAACTCAAGTACCGTCTTTGACATCTCATGCTTTCGGCGCGATCGGCTCTGCAACAGGATCTGCGGCCACCCGGCCAGCGATAACCTGCGCCTCGTTACTCGCAGGCTTCTTCGCAAGGTGCGCCCATACGGTTGCGATGGCCGCCATTGCCAGCCCGCCTAGAGCCTCAACCAGCGGAATCGCAAGCTCGCTCATGGCCGTGGCCGCGTCCGCATCCTTGGTGGTGATGTAGCCAAGCGCAACGAGCAAAGCCCCGCCGTATTTCATCGCGTCTCGGATGTACATCAAGGTTTCCGGTGAGAGTTTCATTTGATCCCTTAGTTTGTTTTCAGATATAGCCCAACGACTGCGATCAGCAGCATCACCGCGCCGAATATCCATCCATACATATCGCGCATTGCCCTTGCTCCCGCCCTGCTGCGAAGCGACGTAAGAGACAACTGGGGCCATCGTGGCATCGATCTTTTCAACTGCGCCCTTGAGATCTGATTGCGTGACATACGTCCCGCGTTCCCGCTCAATCTGCGAGCGGAGTTCGTTTGCCTTCTCGTCCTTATAAGTCTGTATTTCCCGAGCAAGACCAAGGGCGGCTTTGTCGGCCTCCTCTTTGATCTTCAGCGCCTTCTCACGCTCTTGCGATACTTCCGTATTACGGCGATCGCGCTCTGCGTCAAACCGAATATCCGCATCGCGCAGAGCTTTCCAATGCTCGCTGAGCGTGTCTATCGTCCACCCGCTCTCCTGCTTGGCGGTCTCGCCGCTCACTTCATTTCCAAACGTGGAAGCTTGCGAACTGCGGAAAGAACTGGGAGAGCAGAATCATCAGCAGGATCACCCCAACTATTACTAGCGCAATGGTCCGCGCTGGCTCGCCTGTAAAGAACTTGGTGATAATCCAGTAGGCGAATAGACCGACCACGAACAGCACGAGAAGCAGGACCACCAGCGCGCCTAACGTCATTTGAATCCTTTCATTTGGGCAAATGCCCTCCGAGTCCTAGCCAAGCAGCAACCAAAGTAAGAATGCCCCCGACGATAAGTACAACTTTCTTAAACGTTCCTTCGCCGACCATCGCCATGAACTTTGCGATGGATTTGTCTGATCCGCTCTGGGAGGAAGATTCGAGAAGTCTGGGAAGCTCATCTCTGAGTCGGTCGATCGCCTTCTCAACTGCGGCGTCGATGTATAGCTGGACTTCGGCAGGCACCTGGTCATGCTTTCGCCTCTGCTCTGGCGGGCTCATCGATGCCTCCGAAGCACCAAGGCCAAGACAAAGAGATAACAAATGAGGTCACGGATTAGCGAAAGTGCGGTCTTCATCGGCTCTCCGAATGTGAATATGCACAACATTCTTGAGCCGAGTGGTGGTAGCGTTCCCTGCGTACGGCAGCGTACACGGGGGCCTGCCGCTTGTAAGGGGCAACGGTGGCTCAATCACCGGGGCCCCCTCCTTTGCTGCTGGTATAGTTCCGATAATGGGAACCGTCTCCTTTAGAGCCGCCCTCTTGTCCGGCGCGCTCAGCCTACTGTTCCAGTTGATAGTCATCTGGCTCTATGCCAACGATTACTGCTTGAGCGAGCCTGGACCGGGATGCGGTTCACAGCTTGATCATCACATTGAGGAACACGGTCGGCTGCAGGTTCGCGCCTGTGCCGCTCGCGCCGGAGCTGTCAATTGAAATTCCGGTAGTCGCGCTCCCAGTGTTTGGCAGCGGCTGAGTGTTTAGATGAACGAACGCCCCAGACCCTCCGCCAATCAGGTTGACAGTGTTGTCCATGCCTCCCGTGTGGACGTGCCCGGGGTCGGTGATGGTGTGCGTGTGGGCTACGTTGATCGCATCTTCGGCGCCAGCGGCCTTGGCTAGAGCTCTCGAGGTAAGCCCAGAGCCAGCTCCGGCGCCCGCCAGCGCCCGCCCTAGCGCCTTCGGGAGCGCGATCGTCTTATTGGCCGCATAGTCGGCCGCTGCGTTAGCGCCACGCCCGCCGCTCACAGCGCAATCTGCATCAGCGGTGTTGTTGTAGAGCAGCGTGAACAGCGGCAGCGTGTCCGCGTTGGCGCGGGTGGTGCCGCCGCTCGCCGCGTTGCCGATGGTGCCGTCGTTCATCATGACCCAGCCAGCGTCGGCTGTCGTCTTGATCGTCAGCTTCACGTCCCCGGTCGTAAACCCCGTAGGCGATATAGCGGCTCGGAACCAGCCAAGGCACCGTACAACGCTGCCAGCATAGCCTGCGAATATCCCGTAGTCTCCGGCCGCAGCTACGATGTCTGACGCCCCGGGCAGGATCAGCGACGCCCCATTTGTCAGCGTCGGCGTCCCCGTAAAGCGAACGACGCGCCAGTGGCCCTGCGACAGCGTTATCGCCGTAACAGGCCCCGTGCTTCCTGTCACGTCCACCACGTTCCCTGTCGCGGTCTCGAGGTTGATCGTCGCCGCACAAACGATGTCCGCACCCTGTGTCGTGTCTACGCGGCCGTCTTTTAGAAGCACGCTGTCGAGCGTGACGCCGGTATCTGCCGTTTTCTCAGTAACCGTGTCGGTCGAGATCCCGGCTGCGAACGGAAACACGCTGCGTCGCTACCTGCTGACCGTCCTTATAGATCGCGCTGGCGAGGATCGTATAGATGTCCGCGATGCTGGTATTCGCCTTCGCGGACTGAATCAGCGTGCTAGGGACTGCGGGGTAGAGACTACCGACCGGCTGAGTGGACGCCGCCGCTTCCGTTTAGGGGCACTAGTTGCCCTCCTTTTGCTGTTCCGCTATCGCTCGCGCGATTGCCTGCTGCTGAGGCGTCATCGCTGGCGCCTGTCCTGTTTGAGCCATGACCGCCGCGCCTGCGCCGCTGCCGATAGCCTGCGGGACGCGCTCTTTGCTGACGTTCATGATTCTGCTAGGATCGCCTTTATCAGGTCGCTCTTGTCGGCCAGGAACCCAAGCCCGGCAGTTTTGCTATCGGCGAGCAAGCTAAGGCTCATGGGGTTTCTATTACCGGACATCATCACGCGCCGCTGCGCGATGTCCTTGGCGTTTATCAGCGCCGAAAGAAGCTCGTTGCGCTCTGCTAACGCCAGGTACCGCCTTCGAGATTTCCTCTTTCAGCCCGCGCGCAAGCTGCTTCTGCGCCTCGTTGGCCGCGCCGCTCAATTCTCCGTAAGGCTTATCCCCTAGAACGCGGTATGTGCCCTGCTTCAAAGCCTGCGCGAGCTGCACAGGGAAATTGATCTTGCCGACGAGATCAGGATGCGCGAGGAATTCTGACCACGCATCCTCAATAGTTTTTAGATCGGCTTTCGGGTTGACTTGCGACCTGAATTTGTCGATCGCCGACTGGAGCCTTGATGCGACATCGTTCTTGTTTACCAACGCTGGAGAATTCTTGATCGCGTCGGTGATCTCATCGCCAAGCGCGGAGATGCGCTGTTGCATCGCCTGCACGCCACCCTTCGTCGGGTTGTAGCCCTCCTGCAGCATGGTAGTGATCGCTTTTGCCGCGTCCCCGCTCTTTTGGGCTTCGTATGTTGGCTTGACCGCGCTTTGCATGAGCGTGCGCGCCCCTGCTTCCATCAGCGGGCCGCTTTCCTCCTGCACAAACTTGCCTGTCATCAGCGCGGGGACCGCCTGCGTGACCACGTTCGCGGCGTAGCCGGCACCGGCCGCTACTTCTGGGGACGCGCCCATGCTGGTCGCAGCATCAGTAACCTTCCCGCCTGCGTCGTAGGCGACGCTCGGTAGCCCAGAGCCCCATGGCCTTTTCTGCATGTCCTCGACCGCTGCGCGAGCCTGCGGGCTCATATTTGCGCTCCGGCAGCAGCCCGGATAGGAATCCTGACTTCGCGGGCGCGGCCGGCTCATCTACGACAGGCGCAGAAAGCCACGCCGGTCCAGCGGCGGCTTGTCTCTACCACTGGAGCGTCTTGCCAGCCCATTACGGCTTGCGCCTTTTCTTGCCGTCAGGGCCGACAAACTCTGCGCCTGATGGGAGCGCGTTAAACTCTGCATCAGAGGCAATGCGCGGAACGCCTTTACCGCCCCTGCCGACTGCGGCGGCTGCTTTTCATAGCCTCCGGTGTCCATCGGCTCAAGTCCGAAGTTGGTCCGGATCGAGTCCACGTTCATCTTGCGCAGGTTCACCGCGCGCTCGTTGATCTTTTGTATTTCGGCTAGGCGCTGCTTGACGACGCCCTTATCGTTGATATTGGCTACCAGCTCGTTCCACGCGCGCTGTGCGTCGCCCTCGGTTTGCACGCCCTTATTGAGGCGCAGTGAGTCGTTCCGAAGCTTCTCGAGCGTGGACTTGAATGATGCGAGGTTGCGGCTGTTTTCATTGCTGATGCCGATCATGTTCCGTACCGTGCCGGCCGCGTTGCTCGCCGCGCTGAGGTCCAAATTCCCGCTATCGATCTGATTGGCAATACCCCCAAGGTCCGCATTGATGCTCGAGGCCGTGCCGATGGCGTCAAGCTCCTCCTGCTGTAGTTTCAAGGCCGGCGTAGGCAGCTTCGGCGTATATCTTCTGGGCGCGCTGCGCTTCAGCCGCCGCAGCAATCTGGCGCCCGCGTTTCATCAGCCTGTGTCGCAAGATCACGCCTTGTCTTGTCGGCTTGGGCTGCTAGTTTCTCGGCGCAGCTCGTCCCCTGGTGGCGCATTCGGATTCACGGAATCAGGCTGTCCAGGTGTCTTGCGGATATCCCCTGGCTTGAGCGTGTATGGCTCGTCCGCCTTCTTCATGTGCCCATACTCGAGATCGCCTACCCGGCGCACTGGCGCGTACTGGCTCAGCATCGCGGCTTGCACAGCGGCGCGCGGATCGCCAGGCTGCGCCGGAGCCGCGGGGCCGCCGCCAAGCTCATTCGGGCCGGCGCCGGGATCGCCTCGCGACCCTGCCGCATGGCCGAAATACGCTTTATCTCCTCAGCGAGCCCTTCCTGGTAGCGCTTGGCGAGGCCGGCGCGGTCCTGGTCGGCCCTTCTCCATCATCTGATTGCCGCTGTACAGGTTGATGAGCCCGCCGCTCGCCCCGCGCGATAGCAGCGCTTGCGCGATGGCGTGCTGCCGCGCAATGCGCTCCTGCTCGGCCCCGAGCTCGTCTAGATCGGCCACGTCACCCGCCGCCCATTGCAATCCTGGTTATCCCGCCCGTCGCGAGCTGCTTCTGGCCCAGGGCGTAGTTCAGGTCTGCCTTGTACTGATCGAGCTGGTGCTGCCCCTCGGCCGCCGTCGCCCCGAAGATCGGCGCAGCGCCTACCTGCTGTGCTGCTGACCCCAGAGAATTGCAGCGGATTGAGTTGCGAGCCGCTGCGCAGGCTGGCGATTTCGTTGAGCGGCGTCTGGCGCTGCAGGAGCGCCTCTTGATCATCTGGCGCCGCGAGTCCAACGCCTGCGCCTGCGCCTGCCCTGCGCCAAGCTCGGCCTGCTGGCGGGCATCCGTGAGCCTGCGGTCCAACTGCGTCATTTCCCGGTTGTAGGCTTCGCTGCCCACGGGATTCCCTGCGCTACAAGATTCGAGCGGGCCTTGTCGCGGTCAATCTCGTTGTCCTGAGTAGCCCGAGCGACCAGCGAATCGCGGACGCTGTTGCGGTCGATCCCAGTCTTGTCGATGCCCTGGATGCTGTTGATGTCGAACGATTGCCCGAGGATTCCCTGAGCGTTCTTAGCCCCCGTCAGGCTGAGATCCGCAGTGGCTTGCTTCGCCTGCTGCGTGGTGTCGAAAATGCCCTGCTCGGTTGGCGAGAACGACTGCTTGACATACGGGACAGGGTTACCGGTCGTGGGGTCGATCCGGTACTCTACGGTTCTGGTCGCCGTAAGGATTCGAGACGTTCGGATTGGAAAGCTGCGAACTGGCAATCGCCGCGTCTTTGTTGGCGATTCCCTGCTCTTTGCGGCACCCTTGTAATCGGGCGGGGGTGGTGAATCAGGGGTGCACATTCTCAGCCTCCACTGCGGGTTTCGCGTGGGTGCTGTCGGCACCGCCTTTGACTTGCTTACTCCACTGGGATGCTATCACCTTATAGCCAAGGCGCTCAAGCAGCGCGCCCTTGCCCTTTTTGTCGGTCCAGCCTATCTCGACCGCCCCGCGCTTCAGGCACTCTGATTCGATGAACTTTAGGAACCGGATGGCATTCCAGCCTAGCCGGTAGTCTGGCAGCAGGAAAAACGTGTCCTCTGAGGCAATCGTCTTTTGCGTGTGCATCGACGGCATGGCCCACATACCGCCGTAGCCGACCATCGGCGTCCGCACCACGCAGGTATCGAACGGCCGCGCTGTGCACATGAAATACCAGCCCGCGGCATCGCTTGAGAAGTACCGTTTCCAATCGGGGCTATACTTCTGCCCATGCCGGTATTCCTCGGTTTCCAGCCAATGCTGCCTCGCCAAGGCATCCACTTCCGGCCAGCAGGACGCCAAGGGCTCGACGGCGAAGCGCAGGCTCATCGGAGGTTCCCATGAAATATCTTCTTCTGGTCCTGCTTTTGGCGGGTTGCGTAGCTCAGCCAACGCAGGAGGAGCGCGCGCAGTACGCCATAGATAGGTATGGGCCTTACTGCGAACGGCTTGGCTTCAAAGATACGGCGCTGCGCGACTGCATTCAAAAGGAGGCTAGCGTCGCCTCGCAGAACAGAGCCGCCAGAAGGTGCGGTAACGGTCCGGTTAAACCCCTTTTCGGCCCTTGCTCTGAATAGCCGCAGGCTCATATCCCACCCGCCGCCCTCAAACATGATGTCGCTCGCCAGCATGTGAACCTCGAGCCTGTTGGTCGATACTTTCAGCTTGCCGGCGAACCACGTCCCGATGTTCTCCTGCGGGCTCGACCACTGCCGCACGATGTCAAGACTCGCTGCCCAATAGGCGTCGTCCCAAGTGCTTGAGTCCCATACCGCTCCGGACGTAACCGTATAGGTCGCCTCGCCAAGGATTGGCGTATCCCTGAAATCTACGTCGATGCCGGTCAGGTAGTTAATCGACCCGTCCACTTGCAGAATGGGGCGATACAGCGTCGCGCGCTTTTTGCTTGCCGCTGGCCGTATTTTTGGAATGCCTCTTTTATACTCGGCGACGATATTTAGGCCATCGTCTGCCATCGTCGTCCACGCCTTTTGAACAGCAGTCCCGAGGCCGTAGTAAAGCTCGTTGTTGAATAGCGCGAAGCATGTCGCATTCCAGCCAGAAAACTCGCACCACGGCTTTTTAGGCGAGCTGGTGTTGAGAACGTACTGGATAGATTCGGTGCCTGTCGCCGTTGGGATATTGAAGATCAGCGCAGACTGCGCCGGATAGAAGATAACTTCCCAGCCGACATTCCCTTTATAAAGATTCGACGCCTTGATGAAAGCATTTTCTATTTTGTTCGTGACGGCCAGTTTTGGCTCGATGGCCGCAGACTGCAGCACCGAAGACATTGGGAATGCGCCGTTTTGCGTGATGATGATGAGGTCACCGCCGTACTTGAACGCGCAGCGCCGGCCGATTGGCTTGCCAAGATAGAACGTCCCGCGGCGCACCCCAATCTGCGGCCGAGGCTGGATTCGTCCCCTTGTAGACGATTACCTGCCCCTCACTGGTTATGAAGGCAATGTAAATCGTCAATGCCGTCGCCGCTGTCCACGGACCATGTGCCGATTGCTAGGAGGTAGCCGCCGCGATTAGCAAAAGATGACAGGTCAAATGCTGTCAGCGCCCCGCCAGCAGCGGCAGCGGTGAGATACCAGAACTTGAGCTTGTCTTTTTCAATGAAGAAAAGCCGCCCGTTGTATTCGGCTACTCCGATGATGCTTGTCGTCGTGAGGCCCGTCAGGGCTGGCGTGCTTGCACCATCAACGGCGGTCCAAGCAGCACCGGAGTAGTAATTCGGCTTATCGGTGCCGTTGACCATGATCAACCAGTTGGTCGTGCCGTCCCCGAAGTTGAGCCATTGCCAATATCCGTTTGTGGAGGTTGCTACAGATGCGCCGACGGCCCCCGCTACCGAAACGTCATAGATCCCGCTGTCGGACGCCGTAAACATCTTGTTTGTCCCGCTGGCGCCGTTGTAGACCGCTAGCGTCTTGACTGTTCCGGTTACTCCGCTAGCGTAGTCCGCCTGCCCGCCGCGGATCACAACTTCCGTTGTGAGCGGGTAGAAGTTCAGCATTTTCACCGCCTCGCCTGGCTTCATGTTGGCGAGTGCGTCGCGCGCGTTCCAGCCTCCGGTCGGGGCCTGCTGCGATACGATCTGCGAGATTTGCTGCGAAGGCGATCCGCCCTGCTTGAGCGGCTTACGCATCAAGGCACGTTCCAGTTACCGCTCGGACGATGATTCCTGGCCTCGGACCATCGCAGCCAGAGTCGCCCATGCGCAGGTCGGCTTGCCGCCGTCGCGCCCCGCCGCGTCCTTCAGCATCGTCTCGTAGGTTCTAAATTCTTCATCGTAGGCCAGCCCCTTTTCCCGCTTCCAGATCCAGCGCAAGCCCTGCAAGAGCACTACGTCCGGCAGGAGGATCGTGTCGTCGTCGGCGCCGAAGAATTGCCGATAGGTGGTGCCGTTCAGAATCCAGTTGTAGCTCACGTACTCGAAGGCCCAGGTATGTCCGGCAGTCGGCGTCGGATTGACGAGCAGCTTCCCGCCACGGATGCGGAATTGATAGCGCGGACCCGTCGTAACGATCGCCTTCATCGCCTGCCAGCCGCGCGCGAACATGGGGCCGAGGACCGGGAGCCTGTCCGTGCGGTCCCATATGGTTTCGTTCTTGATGTACTTGAACCCGTTCGCGGCAATGGTGGTGATAGCGCCCTGGTCCTCCGCGGCGATCGTCGTATGCGTTGCCTCGAAGGTAGTCCCCTCCCAAGCTACCCGGCTTGCCATGTCGATGCCGATCTCCTCCAGCAGCGCCTTGATCTGCACTACCTGCGGATCGGACGATCCGATCACCGTTGCCGGCGAAGCGAGGTTCGTCCGCTCGCAGAAGTGAACTACCGTCTGCAGGAGGGTGAGCGCCACTACGCCGCCTTACCTTTGGCGTGCAGCGTAGGACGCCGCGGCTCTTGCTCCGGCAAGATGTCGCCTGCCTCGATTCCGGAGGCTGGGGCGGCGCGCTCGAAATGCACGCCTCGCTCCAGGCCTCCGCGCTGCAGGATTTCGAGCCGCTCGGCAAGCTCCTTGTTTCGAGCTCCCAAGCTCTCGACCGTCGCCTTGAGAGTGATGTTCTCCGCCCGCAGCGTCGCGTTCTCCTGCGTGAGCGGCCCCTTGTCTTTCATCTGAGAGAGCCACGCCTTAGCCTTGTCGCGCAGCTCGCCGCCGCCCATGCCGATGCGCCGCACGCCCTCGTCGTTCACGCCCGCAAGATCCTCGACCGTGCGGATATTGATTGCGATGAGGTTCGACTGCTGCGCCGGGGAGATCACGCCCCAGCCCAGGATCGGCTCGCCATCAAAGCGGCATTTCCTGCCCGAGCAGCCACTTGTCGTACTGCTGCCGGTAGCGGTTCCAGCCATTCCTCCGGCAACCGTCCATTACGAACCTCGGCCCCCATCTGCTCGAGCCATTCCGCCGCCACAGCCTCGAATACGTCTTTCGAGTACGGCGGCGTCACGAGCGCGTAGTCCACGTCCTTTTTCGGCCAACGACCTCCGACGCTCTTAACCGATCGGTCCTCGATAGCGCGGCGCACAAAGCGCACATATGCCGGCCGGTCCTTTCTGTCGCTCATCATCCCTACACTGCTCATGCAGCCCTCCGTTGTTGAACCGTCATCAGCCACGCCGTTATACGGCAGCAGTCCGTCACCGTGAACATGAATTTCGCACCCGAGGTCCGCGAGATACGCCGACGTTTGCTGAAAGTCTTGGACCTGCCCTCACCATCCAGGCCGCAGCTTTGAAGCGCCTGTTTCTTACTATGGCTTCGACGCAGTTTTCTTTGTCATTTCCGGCCTGCGCATAGGCGTGGTGCCTATCGTCCATATAGCTCGAGTCGTAGCCGTACAGGTGGACGCGCCTGAAGCCTGCGTATAGGCGATCGACATGGCGATCATCCCGACAGTCGAGCCGCCGCCGACCAGCGTTACCCTCGCCAGTTCCGATGATGTATTTTTCGATGTCGCCGATGTGCGGATGGAAAAGAATCACAGGCTTCCCATGCACCGCATCAAACACTGACGGATCGCATTGCGAGGCAACGAAGTACCCGCCAGCAACCCTGCTTTTAACGAAATCCACGTTCTCCGGACGGGCATCAAGAGAAACTTGCCAATCCACCTGTATCCCGCGAGCGTTTAGATAGTCGGAAGCCCCATTGAGGGCCAGCACTATCGCGCCATTGCGGCTCTTTTCCTCGATCTCGGATATTGAATCTTCAACAGACGGCCCGCCGCCGACAATAACCGCCTCGCCGGCATGCGCTGATTGCATGGTCAGCCAGGGAAGTTTTCTAATAGCAGGCAGACCGGATATTTGCTATCACCCGCTCCCTGTCGGTGTTTGACAGCGTCAACAAGCTCGGTCGCCGTTCCACCGCCTACGCGCCAGATCATCTGGACCCAGCCATCGCAGTCATGCGGACGAGGTAGGCCGTGGAAGCAGACTATTGAAGCGCCTTTCGGCGGATAAGGATTGCAGTGCCCCTTAAACGAGACAAAACCGACCTGGTAGCAAATCTTGCAGCTTTGGAGCGTCCGGCATTACTTCGTTGATCCAAGCCCCGTCGCCGCCATTTACCAACGGGCGCCCAGCAGCAATCCAGTCGGTCCATATAAGATCAGCGCACCCCGCTCTCCAAAGCATCGCGCCAGACGCGCCCATCGAGTCCTTGTAGAAGTCGCGCAGGAGGGCGAACTCCTGCGAGCACTCCATGATCTCCTCAAGCTTCCCACGATCAGCGTATCGAGGTCGAGGAATAGAATGCGCTCGCCGTCCTTGAACGTACCGGGCTTGAATAGCGCCAGCTTGTTCCACCAGCCTGTCAGGCCCTCGACTGGCAGCGGGCGAGCTTCGATATCTTCGTCAAGGCCGGTAGCGTCATCCGTGAAGCAAACGAATGTCCCGGGAAACCCGCTTTCAAGGTTCCGCCTCACCATGTCGAAAAGCGTGTTCACGTACTGAGCCCCGCGGCCGCAGTAGTTCCCAGCCTGCACGCAGCAAAACCGTTACGTGCCCCCTGTTCTTAGAGGTGCGCGCGATCTCTCGCACATTTTTAGGAATGACTTTCCGAAAGCTTCCGCAGCAGCCCAGGCTTTGTCTTTTCCCTCCATTCCCGCATTGCGTGCAAATCGCTGTCTGCGTAAAGCTGCCCCTTGTAGATCCTCTTGTGGTTCTCGTCTCGCTGGTACGGACCTACCGACAATTCCTCGACGCGCACATCATCGCGAACGCGGATCAGTCCAAGCTCCCAGCCGATGTCTTCCCAAGCGTCATCGCCGCCAAGATGCACGCAGAAGTCAGCCAAACGTATCCGCACGCGCGGGCCAACTCACCGCCTATGCAAATAGCTGACGTGCATCGCACGAACCCGCTAATCCTGTTAAGGCGCGGATTGCCATCTTCGCAGAATGCGATATTCCAGTCGCCGGCAGTAGCTTCTAGCTGAGCCGCCCAGCCCTTGCTCAGCGGCTTCGCGTGATCGGTGATAATCCCATAGCAGGCTCATTCGGATGCAGCCTGAAAAGCTCGTTCAGGCCGCGCTGCATTTCAAGATGTTCCGCACTCGAATGCACATGCCAGTGCTCCGGCCACTCTACCTCTCGGTAGAGCGCCGGATCACAGTCAATCATTACTGCTGCCGCAGGCACATCGCCAGCCTCTCGCATCGCTGCGATCAGCTCGCGCATAGCCTGCGGCCTATTGCGTGTGGGGATCAGCCACATTAGTTAGATGATCTGGCCCTGCAGGAACGGCCGGTTGATCTGGCAGACCACGGTCGAGGTCGAGGAGACAATCGTCGTCAGGTTCGCCGTCTTCGCGCCGAGAATCTGACGCCCAGGGACAGCAGCGTCTTCATGCGGCCCGCGGTCGCCGAGAAGAAAATCGGAACCTGCGGAAAGCGCCGCAAACCGTCGTCTTCTTGATGACAGCCAAGCCGGTGATTTGATACCAGCCGAACTGAGATCCGACGTTTGCCGACATCGCCACAGCAACGGAATTCCCGTTGTAAGGGGCAGTCGGCGCGGCGGTCGGGCTCAGCGTGGTTTGGTACGTCGTCGCGTTGTACGTCACCATAAAGCCCGTCAACGTTCCCGTGACGCCGAGCAGGTAGATGAACTCGCCTTGCCCGAAAATCGGGTCCGTGGCGAGGACGATGGTGCCAAGCGGATGCTTTTGCACCGTTTCGGTATTGGCGATGGGCTGCGCGCCGGCAATGCTGTGAACTGAATAAGCCATGATTTTCTCTCTTACGCCTTGGCGACGCCTTGCTGCTTACGGTTGGAGCAAGTGAGGTTGCCCATCCACAGAATCGGGATCACGACGCCATCCTGATTCACCGGCCGCTGCTCCTCGACCTGCTCGAGATCCGCGTCCTTGTGCACAACGAGCTTCAGGTACTCCGTGTTGAGGAAGTACGCATGGCTCGCCGGGATCTGCGCGTCGTAAAGCACGTCGGCGCCCTTGTACTTCAGCGACACGAATCCGGCGTTCGCCTGCTGCTTGTCGTTGTAGCGCTTGATGGATACCTGGCTACCCTCGAAGAACTGGTAGTAGATGTTGTCCATCACGATAAGATCCGGCGCGTCATCCGGGCCGCGGTCAAGCGCGAGCCAGAGGGGCAGCATGATCTGGTTCTCGATCGTGGTTGCGCTCACCGTTACCGCGCCGCCTCCCTGCAGTGGCGCAGCCGCCGATTGCACAGTGGATAGCCAGAACGAGAAGCTGCCGGAGTCGATGCCGCCGACGGTGCCAGTGCCGGCGTCCGAGACGAGCGCCTGCAGACCGTTCACCTGGTTCGTTCAGCGTCCCGGCCGAGTACATATCGGACGAGAAGTTGTTGTTGAACGTCCGCAGCGCGTTTTTGATGCGCGCCTTGGCGAGGTTCAGGATGCGCGAGTCGCCGCTGTTGATGCGGAGCTCTCGACCGGAGGCGACGACGTTGATTGCTACTTGGCGCCACTGGTATTCAGCAGCGGAGATCACGTCGGAAGCCCGCGATGTTCAGCAGATCCCAGTCCGAATAGCGCTGGTAGGTGCCATTGGTCGTGTAGTCGAGGGGGCACGCGATCGTGAGGCCGCCGTCCTCGGTGAGCATGTTGCCGCGGCGCTTCATATACTGAAGCAGCGCGATCCGCAGGGAGACGTTATCCTTGATCTCCCTACGGTGTTTACGGAAGGTCGTTGAGACCAGTTCCGTAAAGGTGCTGTTGGGCGATGCCATTTAAGGCTCCTTGAAAGTCAATGGGTTCGTGCCTTGATGTCCTTCAGGATGTCTTCCATCCCGTCTTCCCATTTGCCAGTTCTCGGAGCTGTAGGCGCCCGCCTGGTGTCCTTTGAGTTGACGTTCGTACTGCGGCCGTTTCTCGCGTCTTCCGCTTCTTTCTTCGCCTTCGCGCGCAGGGCTGCGGCGCTCTCCGTTTGGAGGCGGGCTAGCTCTTTGGCTCGGGTAACAGGATTCGCGTATACGGCTTTCTCATACGCTTTTTCAAGCGTATGTCCTGCGTTGATGTACGCCACGATGTCTTCGTGGCATTCATCGAAATAGGGGTGCTTCGCGTTGCCTTTTTCGTCCTTGGCGTCGGCGAACGAAGTCACTTCGCTTGCCGCGCGCTCTCTGGCCGCATTCTTCTCGGCCTCCGTGCGAGTGCTTTGCTCGCGCTCTAGACGCTCGGTGCGCTCGCGCAGTTCCTTCGCGTAGGCGGGCTCCTCCGCGCCGTTGCCGGTAGCCGCAGCAGCAGCCTTGGCAAGGTCAATGCCGTAGTTCTTTGCGACCTTGACGAGGTACGCCGTCTTCTGCTCCGGCGTGCCTTCGGCCAGATTCTTGTGCGCCTCGAATAGCGCGGTAACGGCGCGCGGCGCATCGATGCCGTTCGCCTTGATGTAGGGCTCGTAGGCTCGGGAGCGCCTTTTGGATGGAGTCCGCGCATTCGCCTTCTCGCTGTACGTGCCCTAGGCCCGTCAAGTACCCTGCTTTTCCTCGCCGTTCCGATGTAGTCCTGCAACCTTGGGTCGAGCTTCGGACCAATGCTCGTGTTGCTCTTTGGCCCATGCCTTTGGGGGGCTGGGCGGGGCTGCGTTCCGTTGATTGACCGCTTTTAGGGAGGCGGCTATCGTCTCGTCGTCCGATCTGTCAATCGGCGCTTTGTCTTCTCTTGAGACGTTTCGCCTAGATGCGCGCGTCCAAGGTCCGGTTGGCTTTGTCTTTGGCGGCATTTCGAGCTCGGTGTCACTTGTACCGCCGTGTCGTCCGCCCGCTGCCAAGGGCCAAGGTCGGCCCAATGTCCACTGACCCCTGGCTGCAATATCAAAGCTCGTGCCAAGCAAAACCTCCCACTACTGCGGATTTCCCACGGCCTCACGGCGTTGGTGCTCGCGATCAATTACCCCATTGCGCCCGCACCTGTGGCGGCGTTTAAAAAACGACTCTCGGCGTCGGCGGTCAAGGCCACCCTGCAATTCCTGCTACCATCTTCGCCCTTTTTCGCTGCCGGCATCAAGCGGCAATCTCGCGAATCCACCACCGTCTCGTCTACCGACCGCTCTAGCGCTTCATCACGCGCAGTCAGCGTTCGTTGCTGCTCCTGATCCTCCTTAATGGCCGGATTCAATACACCACCATATTGCTGCGCCACCGACTAGGGGGTCTGACTAAATGCTGCTGGTAGTTGGTGATCGGCCGCCACGGCTCTTATCGGGGACTCGTCAATGCAACGTTCCTGCGACACCCACGCCATCCGGAAGCGCGTATAGCTGCGCTCCGCAATAGGCGCCGCAGGAAACAGTTGCTGGGGAGCGTCCAGAGCACTACACCTCAATGAAAACGCTCGAATACAGATCCCGAGGGCTGCAGGCAAAGCGGTGATCGTCGCATAAAGGCAACATTCTGTTCATCCTCATGACAACGGGGACCATGCCGCTCTGATTATTTCTGCGCAATGGGTCAGGTCGTTGTGCCGCCAGCTTTCGATTAGCCGTACGTCTTTCGCCGCCGCCATGATCTGCGTCTTGTCTCGGTCGAATATGTTTCTGGGCCCAATAGGAAGTGCGAAACGCGGTTAGGCCATGAATATAGGGTGCGCGTCCCTGGAACTCTTCGTCGTAGCTCACGATAGCTTCCAGCATGACCCACGCGATCCCGCCTCGGCGTTCGGTCCTCATCCTGCGCCAGCGCCAACAGGGCGCGCAGCTCGGCGGTTGCGCTGCTCGTCCTCAGGCAGGGCGGCTATGCACGGAGCGCGCGGCCCTGGCGTCGGCCTCAGATACCGCCGCGTTCGCTGCCTCTGCGATGGCATCTACCGCCTGCTCGGCCTCCGCAGCCGTGCGCAGGTCGAAATACTCGTTGATCTCGTCGTAGACCTTTTTGTGCGGGCGCTTGTACTGGATTAGGGCGCCGCCCACGCCTTTCCCATCGTGGGTATCGGCTGGCTGCTGATCGGCCTGGATCACGGTCGCGGCGAAGGCCGCTACGTCCGCGCTTCGTTCGCAGCAAAGTCTGCGGTGATAGTCTGCGTAATCGAGGCAGTGAACGCCGCTATGTCCTTGGGCCTCTGTAGCGGCAAGGTCTGCGACGTGTACCAGCGTTCCGCTGAACGCAGCTACGTCCTGTTGGCTCTATTGCGGCGAGCGCTGACGTGTGTACGAGTGCTGCCGAGAATGCGGCTACGTCCTTGGCTTCGGTCGCCGAGAACGTACCTACGGTCAGCCGACGGCTGCGAACGGCCGCTACGTCTTTCGCCTCAGTAGCAGAGAGGTCCGCAGTGATCGTTGCCGGACCGCCGCCGCCCTGCAGCGCAAGTAGCAGGCTCATGTGAGAGCGCCCATATTTCAGCTACCGTCCAGCGGTATTCCCATCACATAGATATCGGCGGACGCGGGCAAAAGATTGGCGACGGTCAGGCTAAGAAACAGCGTCGACTCGGTACCTTCGTGGCAAGCAGAAGACCCAATACGCTGCTCACCGCGGCCAACGCTGTGTATAGCTGCGCGGCAGAAACCAGCGCGACTCCACCCTTGCTCGCCGCTGTATAAAATCCGCCTGCCGCTAGCCCAAACGTCCCCACTGGATTAACCACCAAGATTTCTCGGAGAACGTAGTTGCTACTAGCGATCGGTATAGCCTGATCCGCAGTGCTCTGGAAATTCGCCCCGAGCAAACTACCGATCAGCATACTCCCCGGGAAAATCAAGCCATCGTTTGCACCTAGCCAGCATGGCCTGTCCCCAGCTACCGCATCGCGCATGACGCCGCCCAAATCTTGCGGCGTTAGGGGAGCTTCCCTTACGACAATTCGTCTCGCCGTCACGATATGCCCCTGACTGTTATGCGAGTGCCTACGTCAAAATTTCCAGCGTCCAAGAGCAGGGTTGCGCTTGTAATTGCGCCAAGGCTCCTATACCGACCATCAGCTACGCCTGCGAACATTCCGGCAGACACGTCTGTTACGATCACACCCCATCTCGAATAGAATGTCTGATACCAATTCGTCTCTGTGTAGTTGTGTAAATCTACGATGCAAAATCCGGTGCAAGATGTCGGCGCAAGCGTTCCGGATGCTTGCCCAACGAATAGCGAATTTCCGGAGAAAATTTCAACAGCTCCAGCACCACCGCCAACGAAATATCCTACCTGGCTGAAATAAAGCGCGCTGGTGTCGCCGTTGAGTTGGCACCTTACATTCGTCTTATCGGCAACTGCGGTACTTCGTCCGCTGAAGGAAATCTCCAAGTTTCGGTATCTCTGCGGAATCGGGGGCGTCGTGATGCTGGCCGTCGCAACCGTCAGAGTGGAGTCGTAAATAATGTCGTCCATCTTGCTGAAATTTGGACTGAGCACATCGTTCTCGGCCACAGTTATGCCAAAGGTCGCAGCAAGCGCAATCACAGCAGCGACGATCAAATCTCTCAGTGCTGTATAGTCATAGCTCGTAGGCACCTCAACAGTTACGTATTGTTGTTCCCCGGTTGCAATGTCCGCAGGAACGTCGGTCCCGAAAAATGTCACAGCGTAGGTGTTCGTCTGCGATACCCCGGCTCCAGGACCGGAAGTGTCGAGATATTTAGCAATGGCCTGAGCCATCTACGCACCGACGTAGTAAGAAATATTCCAGCGCCAAATAGTTGATGTAGTCGCTGGGCCCACAAACGTAGTGTTGGTTCCAACTACCAATGATTTGAGAGGGTTCCCAGTCATCGGCGCAAGGTCATATTGAAAAATTGCCCCGACCGCCCCTACCGTCGCATCACACGAATAAACTGGCGTGCCGGGTAGGTTTGTCGTCGTCGCTAGAACCGGCGTCGCCGCCGCAGTCCTGGCAGCGACGACGAACTGAATTAGGTGAATTTTAGTGATGTAATGAAAAAGCCCGGTAACAAGAGGAAGCGTTGCCGTCACGGCAGACCCTGACGTTCCAGTCGCCGTAACGTGAAGTATGGAAGGAATCGGCCGGTTGTAGATCGCAAAGTCAGCACGGCTTGCGCGAGCGCTAACAACCACGTTGCCGGATGTGTAAGCAGAGACACGACACCGAACTCGTCTAAACCCGCTTACGCCAACTATGTATGAAGATGCCGCCGTCGTAGCTATGACGACGCTTACAACGAACTGCTCTGCTATTACCGTCGCCCCCAGCGTTGAAGAAATGGCAAAGCCAGGCAATCCGAAATAGTTGGTCCCGTCTGTAGTTGCCTCGAATACCAGCGTAAGGTTTCCGGCGGCCGTTCGAACATCGAAATTCGCAACGGCTTGGCCGTTGAGATCCATAACGATCTCAGCATTTGCCGCACCCAGAGTTGCCGAAGATACCCGCGCATCTGTGACGGTCCCGCCGCCGATCTGATCTAGCGACCCTAGAAACTCATTGCCGCGTGCGTCTACGATGTTTGCTGGAAGTGACATCAATAGCTCCTAGACATACGCCCAACGAATTTTGAAAGTGCCCTGCAACTTTTCAGGCGCTCGCCCATAAATCGTGAAGCTCGTAGAGGCCACGACATTCCCAGCAGTGAAGCTCGCGAACAGAGGCAAATATCTGTGATCCTCGGCCGTGTGATCGGCAGTCGTATCGCTCGCCATCACAAACGGCTCTATGAGGCTGAGCGCGGCAACGCTGGCATCGGAGACAACAACGGAAGCCTCGTTTGATCCAGGCCACGCGCCGAAGTCAATTGTTGCTGTTCCGGTAGCCATTAGCCGTGCGTGAGCGTTCCCGAGTTAATTTGGAAAATGTCGTTGACCGCGATGCCAACGCTAGACACGATGAAATCAGTCCCGCTAGTGCCGACCGTTAAGCCGCTTGCGCAAATGGTTCCGCCACCGTCCTTAATGCGCGCCTCTGCTGCGGTGCCGGCGCCCGTCGCCGTTCCTGACTTAGGAGCGCCGGCCATCGTTAGAATTGCGCCCGCGAGCGTGAACGACGGGTCTGCCAGCGTGACCGTGACAAGCACCGCACCCATGCCAGCCGTGCCTATCTCGATAAATGCAGGGCTCGCGTTGGCGTCGATCGCCGTAAGCACAGCCTGCATCCGAGTGTTCTTGATCGCCGCGCTGTATGTGACGCTCATGCCGCGCTCCCTACAGGCGTACTACGCCCGCCAGTAATTTTTCCGTCCTTGCGCTGAACGGTAAGCTCGCGCCCTCCAGCGAGCACCGCCAACGTATCGTTGAGCTTTCCGACCACATCCTGGAAGCCCTTCATCATTCCTGCCATCGCCTGCTGCGCCTCTTTCGACTGCGCCTGGGCCTTCGCATTCTTAGCGGCATCGGCATCCTTCGCGCCCTGCTGCTTCGCCGCGGTAGTGGCATCGGCTGCGGACTTTTGCGCAAGCTTCAGATTGCCCTCCAGCGTCTTAACCATCAGCTTTAGATCGTTGGCGATCTTGTCGCGCGCGGGCAGCGTCCTTGACCATCTGCGTCTCTAGGCGAGCGTTCGCAAGCTCCTCACGCAGCGCGCGGGCTTCTTCCTCTTTGGCCAGCGCCTGCTCGCGGCGGTCCAGTTCGGCCTTACGCTCGGCCATCTGTCCGGCCATATCCTTCAGCTTCGATTCGTTCTGGATCTGCGTCGCCTGCGCGCTCGCTTTCTCAACCGCTTGCTGCGCCTTGATCTCGGTCTGCGCGGCCTTCAGCTCGGCGGCCTGCGCCTTGCCCTCCGCAGCCTGCGCGGCCTTGTCCTTGCCGTCGTCGGGCGGCTTCGGCGGAACCATCGCCTTGATGTAGTCCTCGATCTCGCTCCCGAACCTGAAGCGCCTTACGATCGCAAGCATCATCGCCTGCGCGGCCTGGAAAGGCATGGCGCCGGAAGTCACTAGCGGCGTGATGCCGTTCAGGTATTGCCCCAGCGCCGTCATTACGTCGCTGATATTTTTCTGGTCCTCGACTGCCTCCGGCTCGACGGTCGAATTCGTTTCGATGTCGATGCGGTAGGCGCGCTGCATGTCGTCGCGCAGAGCGTCCAGCACCATCGACCAGCGCGGCGTCTGAAGCTGCTGCTGGACCTGCTGGAGCTTCTGTACGGACGGTCCTGGCTGTGACGGCTGCCCCAGCATCGCTGCTTGCTGCTGCTCCTGCTGTACCTGCCCCTCGAGCGCCCTAGCAACCTGCGTCAGCTCGTTGTACTTCTCCTCGAGCAGGAACGGGAGCCCGGTCATCTGCGCCCAGGTGCGCTCCGAGAACTTCTGCGCCGCAACGTCGAGCATCATCCGCAGCATGTCCCGGGCGTAGCGCTGGACTTCCTTCTGCAGCCGCTTCAGCCGCAGCGTGCCCCACTTCTCTTTGATCTCCTGCGCGCCTAGCGTCTCGCTCGCGTTCGTGTTGCCGCGCAGGATGTCGGCAATGCCGGTAATCTCGTAGATGACGTGCTTGCACTGCTCGCGGGCTACATACAGCTCGCGTAGTACGACGATCAGCTTATCGACCGGCCAAAACCAGACCGCGTTATCCATGCCCTTCTCGGCGGCGAGGGATGAGGACTTGTCGGCCGGAGCCAGTACCAGCTCGTCGTCGTCCATCAGCTTTTTAACGTCTTCGCTCAGCTCTGCGTCGAATAGGGCCTTAGCCTTGATCGCGGAAGTTATCGCCTTGATGCGCCGCGTGAGGTTGTTCAGTTCCTCGGCCTGCTCCTCATAGAGGCCGTAGATTGCGACCGGAAGCAGATCGCCAGACTTCTCGAGGAATTGAATCGGGCGCGGGCAGTTGAAAAACCCGGTGATCCCGAGAGGGTCATCCTCGACCTTGCAGAAATCTTCCTTGTACTGCGGGCAGAGGTAGCGCACCTTTTGGCCGCCGTCCTTGTCCCATATCTGATAGAAAAGTGCGGTCTTGCGCTCGCCGAGGTTGCGCTCGTCTTCGTTCTTTCCTTCTCCCTCTTTCGCCTCGTCGTCCTCGGACTCTCCCTCGGTAAAGGTGATCTTCGCGACCATCTCAGGAGCGAATTTCAGCTCGTCAATGCACTGGTCCTTGTCCAGGTGCATCTCGTAGCTGATCCACGGAACTTTCGACCACTTTTTAGCGTAGCCGTGTAGGAATCGGTCCCAGGAAACGCTGTCAGGGCAGACGGTTTCCCAATTCTTTACCGGGATGGGCTCGGCGCCTTCGGCCGGCGCCGTTTCCTGCACTTCGGCCTCGTACTTCACCGCCGTAATGCCACGACCAGGCAAGAGGCCATCCAGCACTGATGCGCGCATGGCGCTATCGAATGTCTCGTACCCCTGCGTGTTCGTGTCGAGCAGGAATTCCAGACCGCGCTCGCCAGCCTTCGCTGCGAGCTTCCCGAGCGGATCTTCGTCCTTGAATCTTCGCTGCACGACCGGACGCGGCACAGCCGAATAAAGCGCCGGCAGCATCGTTTCAGTATTCGAGTAGAGGATCGCGAACGGGTTAGCTTTCTTCCCCGTGTACAGGTCGATGATGTCGTGGCCTTCCTTGCGAAAATCCTTCTCGCGCTTCGAAGCTGCGGCGATCTCGCTTATGAAATGCGCGACTTTCTCGGCGCGTTTCTTCGCGTCCTTTTCGGCGCCATCGGATGTGGTATCGGTGCTCATACTGGAGCAGGCCAGCCATCGAAGGTATGATCCGCCGTCAGCAGCGCCGATTTCGGCACTACGACAGTTACTTGCCCTGCCGCATTCATCCTGGCCGCATAGAGCGCTCCGACCGGGACAGCCTTGTTTCCATTGGGATCGTCAACGATGTAATCCACGTTCAGGCCGCGCGTGATGATGTTGTCCGCCGTGCCGCCTAAAGTCTTAGTCGCCTCTGTTAGACTTGCCGCCGGGATAATCACGCGCAAAACGGGGGTCATGTGGACAAGTACGCTTCAAACGAGACAGAAGAAGATTTCGGCATATATTGCGGCGCGGCGCTCATCGTCGTGATCCCAATCGTTTTCATGCTCATCGGCTTTGTAATCTCGAAGCTCATGCTGTAATGCTCACAAGAGCAGCGTCAGAAATTTGACGCGTCCAGAGGCGAGCGTTTTTTACGGTCCCGAACCATTGGGCCACCGTGGCACCGCATCCAATTCCTATTGAGGTTGTTTGAAAAGATCCATCAAAAGACCCCGCGGTAACTGCAACTCCATCTCCTGTTATTGAGATTCCAGAGCCCCAAGATGACGCGCGCTTCCTCACACCGGTTGACATGGCTGTCAGCCCACTCTTGCTGACTACGGTCGTGCCGTCGAAAGCTAGGATTTGCGTGTCCGCAGCCGCTTGCGCTCTGAGCGGACCTTCGCTAGTGCCAAACATGATTGCTCCGGCCGTAGTTGGTCCGGTACTCCAAAGCGTGCTTACTTCCGCATAAGCACCCCCCACGGTCGCATCAGCATTCCCGGCCAAAACGTAGTTCAGTACATCCGCGTTCCGAGTAACCGCAATGGTCGTTGTCGGGATAGGCGTACTCGCGAAGCTCGCGGTGTCCTCAAGCTGCGCTACATCCACGTCGATTGCGTCGGCGCTCGTGACGAGACGAATTCCGACAGTCGGGTTCGCCAGCGTTTGCGTCATCTGGACCAGCGTGAAAGTGCTCGAATTGATGAGCGCGGTTACGTCAGTATTCGTGACGAAGTTATCCAGGCTGATCTGCACAACGCCTGTGCCAGTAACGCGCTTCAGCCATACGCTGAACGTCTTGGCCGCGCTCACCAGAGTAATTGCTTGCGTAAGCGTAGAATTTGCCCCAGCAGCAGTGCAGCGGGTGCAGGAGCTTGCAACGCCATCAATGCCTGTGGAAGTCTTGGCGGTCGTCATCGTGACGTTCGTCCAGGCTACGTTCGTCAAGTCGCGCGACTGCAGACATGAATTCGTCCTGGCGCCCTCGGCAAGATAGCCGCCGTAGGCCCCCACAGCAGTCGTCATCCCGAGGTATTGCGACCTCGCTACCCCGCTCGCAACATCTAGCTTCCACAGCCCCGTAGAGAGCTTCGCCGCCGCAGCCGTGGCGCGCGTGAAGGTTGCTGTTCCGGTTCCGAGCGCCAGCGTCGTATCGACCGCCCCGGCGCCAAGATCACGCAGCGGTAGAGCAAACGAAAGCCCATCTCCGCCGACATACGCCGCCCGCGTCGAGCCGACATGCGCCCAGCCACCTATAACCGGGTCCGTCGCCGCCGGAGCACCGCTCACGACCAGCAGCGCCCCGTCGCTCCTGACCTTGTGCCCGCCAATGCTCGCGAAGGTTCCGCTCGAGCCGTCCTGCGTCAGGTAGATCGCCCCGTCCTGCGTGAAAGCAATACCGCCAAGCTCTACGGCCGCGGCAGGAACCGCAGCGCCAGCAGGTTCAAAATAGGCAGCGTTCAGAGCAGACGCAACAGCCCAGCCGCCGTTTCTAGGCTCGGTAGATGGCACCCCGGTATCCGGGCGAAGCTGGACCTGTAAGGCGCCGGCATCTGAAAACGGGATTCCGCCGAGCGCGGTGCTCATCCGGTCGCAGCCTTCATGATCGCGGCCATGCGTCGCTCGAATTCGTCGCGCACCCCTTTTGCAGCGTCCTCCAGGGCAACGATGTCATGCTCGCGCTGCGATACCAGCCGCTCTCTCTTCAGCATCTCCTCCGCGGCGACACGCGCACGCTCGTTCATCGCGTCGTCGGCGCGGATCAACTCCTGCGTGCGCTGCGAAAGATCGGCCTTCGACGCCGCGACCTGGCGCTGCGCCTCATCAACCTCTCGCTTCGTCGCGTCAAGCTTCTCCTGCGCAGCGACGAGTTCAGCCTTGGCGAGCGTCGCCTGTTCTGCGGCTCGTCTCGAGTCCGCCGTCGCAGCCGCGGCCGCCACGCGCGCAGCCTCAAAAAGCTCCGTGCGCAGGATCATCTCGTCTAGCTGCTTCTTCGCCGCGATAGGATCGGCAAGGAACTCATCGAGCGCGGTTTTCTGCCGCTCGTAAGTGCGGATGTCAGCGATGCCGCTCAATGCACGCTCTCCCCTGCGCGCTCGCGGCGCTTCTGAGCGAATAACTTCTTGCGCACGTCGCCCATCGTGACGTTCTGAATGCTCGCCGCTTGCATTCGCTCAATAAGCGGCGGCTTTGGTTGATCTGTTCTTGGGTGTTTCCAGGACAGCGAAAGCGTGCGAAAGGCTGAAGCTCCGTGCGATGACCAGTCGTGCGCTGGCATGTTGCTGAAAAACCTTTTTTTCTTCGTCCCACTCGTAATGATAGTTGCGCAGTACTTCAATTCCGTATTCGCAGTTTTTCTCGTCAATCCAACAATGCGGGAATGTGGCCCGCGCTGCCTGGATGCCGTCAACATGATCTAGACGCTTCGCAACCGCAATGCGACCTACCCTCTCGTTCGTTAACTGCTGCTGAATTGACTTACCACCGGCCGCAAGGGTTCGGGCTCGCGCGTCGTGCGGTATCCAGTGCGTTCCGTAGCGGTACTTTTTCGTGCGTTCTTTCAGAGCTCGCACATCATCGGAATCTGCAGACCTCGCCTCGCCTCGCAAAACCGCAGCGTAGAAAGGAATGTCCTTCAGGTTCGACTCGTGATAGTCGAGGATGCGAATTTCGTTCGCATAAATCTGAAACCACCAGATCGCCGTGGAGTCGGTGCGCCCTAGATCCCAGCCGGTGTGTACCTCGGCCATCGGCTCATGAGGCACCACGCCAATGCGCCCGGCCAACTGCACCTTATCCAGACAGTCGCCCCAAATGCTTCCAGGAATCGCTGCGTCGAAGGATACGTAGTACTCCTGCATCCACAGCGCTTTGCCGTAGTCGTCACCGTGCGTAGCCTGCAGCTCGCGCAGGATGCGAAGCAACTGCTCTTTTGAGTAAACGCCGGTCTGATCCGCGGTTAAAGAGCTATAGAACCAGCCTGGCTCATGCTCCGCGAATTTGCAGTGATTTTTGAAGTGATTATTTCCGCGCGGCGTCGAATTGAAACCAGCCCATCCTCCGTTTTCCTCAACGATCGGCATGAGATAGCCCCACGCAGCAGGATTTGACAGGGCGTATTCGCTGAAGGTAAGACCTATCGGAGGCGACCCAACGAGCGAGTCGAAGTTGTCGCTGCCTACTAGCTGAAACGTCGAGATCCCGCCAAGCCCGATCTTCATCTCGTGCTCGTTGATGCCGCTGCGAACCTCGTGCGGGAAAACCTCGTCTATTCTTTTCTTGCCGGTTCTCGGGTTGATCGAGTCCCACATGCTTTTTCTCGCCTGCGCGTACTCGGGAAGCAGATACCAATAGTTGCCGGGCCTCTCGAATGCCGAGCACGCTGTGTGGTGCAGGAAAATCTCATCTTTCCCGCTTCTGCGATGCCACTTGGCAACGGCCCTTTTCCCACCGCCAGCTAAGTAGTCCCACAGCGGCTGCTGATATGTCCGCGGCTTCCAGTTGTGCGGAAGCTGCAGCCTCACCGCAGACCAACGCGCGCCGCCGCGGCATCAAGCTCCTGCTCAGATCCGAACCGGAACCTGCAATAGCGCTCGAGGCGCTCGTTTCCGCCGCGCAGGATCTCGGACGCCTGGTCCTCACTGCATCCTGCGCCTACAAGAAAGCGCCGCACAGCGTTCAGCCTGTCCTGCAACTCATTCATGCCGGCCCGGCCCGCAGCGCCGCCAGCACCGCAGCAGCCTGCGTCGCCGCATTGTCCGCCGCCGTCGTCCTCACGAACTTGATCGCCCCCGGAATCAGCGCCCCTCCGCTCACGTACCAGTCCTGCACCGTCCCGTTATTCGGCCCGAATGAAGTAATCACCCTCGGACCCATCGCATTCCCATCCCCAAGGGCCGCCTGCAGCGCCGCCGCCGTGATCGCCATCGTCATCCCCTCCAGTATTTTTTCGCCCAGAACGGGCAAGGCTTCCGCACTGTTCCCCAGAGGAATTCGCGCTGTAGTCCCCCCGGTCGAAATCTCCACCGTCCCACCGCATGAGCGGTCCACAATCACGGTCATACCACCACCGCGCTGCGATTCCTTCTCCCCGTAGCGCTCAGGTGCCCACTTCTTCGCGGTGCTCTCCAGTACATCGCAATCGAGCTTCGCCGCCATCACATGCGCCGGCACTTCCGTCTTGCTCTGGCGCACCCCGCGCGCTATCGCTAGGCGCTCCTCCATCATGTCGTGGCCGACTGCCGCTATCGCCGCGTCGTAGCGCTTCTGCATCACCCCGCCATCGTGCAAAAACGGGTACATCAGCCGATACGGAACCTTCATCGCCACGCACGCATCGCGCATGCGCTTCCTCTCCTCAACGATCAGCCGGAAAAACTCGGCTAAATTCGCCTCATCGAGCTTCCACTTCTCGAAGGCACGTATCGTCTTAAGCCGGACCTTCACGCCGACTCGCCCCTCGCCATCCGCGCCACCAACTCCGCCTCCGCCTCGTCCTGCACATCCTCCAGCTTCTGCCCCTTCAGACCCTCGGCCTTCCCGGTCATCGCCGCCTTGTGCCGCGCCGCCTCAATCTGCGCCTTCGTCGGCACCGCCGCCTTCCCGCGCGTAACCGTCATCGTCTCGTCCGAGGTCGGAACAACTTCCGGAACAAACTCCGCCGCCGAGATCGTCGCGTCCGGCAACTGCGCCTGGCCCCTCACGCCCTCCGGACTCACTACCGGGTCCACCAGGTCATGCCGAAACACCACCTGCTCCGTCGGCACATCCACCGTCAGCAACTCCCCCGCACGCCCGCGGTACGTACCGCGCTGCCCTACCCTCAAATCCTTCACGCTCGCCACAATCCCTCCTCAAGAAAAAAGAGGACAGGCGAACCAAACAGCGGGTAACAGCGAGATGGCTTGGCACTGACCCACAGGCGCGCATGTCCCATAGGTCCGCAATTCATACACCGGACTTTGAAAATGTGGGAAAAACTACGCGGGTGAGACAGTAGCCGTCGGGTTCCCTAAACAGCCGGCCCGCCTGCCGACAAGTACCCCGGGGCCTTCGCCTCCAGGGCTACTGGTGAGCACTCGCTATCGACAAGAAACGCATAGCCCAATAATCATTATGTTAAATAGCATCGTAAGCTATTGATTATTGGGGCCTGAAGATCGCATGACTACGAAACAACACTGAAAAGCGCTTGTTTGTACCATTCGCACCACGCTTTCGGAGGTTGGATTACGGCGCTCAGCAGGGGTACGAGCTCGTAGGCAGTGGGACTTAGCTTGGGCTTTACTACACGCGCGGACGTACGAGAACCAGCGAGCGGAGGTAAATGCTCTGCGTAGTGGGCTATTGCGTTACCACAGCCCCTGTATTAGGGATATGTGGGTACGCGGTACAGACACGACATAATGCGTGTGCAACACGGAAGTTACAACCACGCATGTAGAGTACGCAGTGACATCTAAAGGCCATGATTGAGTTACGGTTATATGAGCTGCTCTACCGACCGTTCTTCCGTTTATTCGGCCTGGTCGACCATCAGCCGATCGCATCGCGCCGGGTCATGGATGCGGCTTTGAAATGCGCCGCATACGACTTAGTACTCGACACGACCAGCTATTCGAAGCAGAGCAAGTTCGTCGCGACGTTGTGCCGTCTGAGCCGTAGGATTGCCCATCCGCGGTACAGCTTCGGCAAGGCCGTCCTATCTCGACCCGTCCGCCCTGCCGGCCCGTGATTGCGCGCGAGGATGGATGTCGCTCTGGACCTTCGGCGACATCAGGGGTCAACAGCGCCAATCAGCAATAGGTGACCTGCGCCTGTCCTTCGGGCTGGTAGTGCGCCTTGCGCCGTGCTAGGTAGTCGCACGTTGTCGTGCGGAATCGGCTCCTGGGTTGGGCCTCTCGCCTGGCCAGCGGTATGCGCCCCAGGAATCGGCGGCTGTACGCCTACGATGCTACCCACGCTCCGACCCCGGCGGTTTTCGCTGGCCGGCTTGATCCTTTGAGGGGGTAGTGCAAGTAAGCTGCACAGCGCGGCAATCCCTGGTAACCGACCCGATAGCGCGTTCAGGAAATGCGGTGACGGAAATGCCGATCGTTCTGCGCCTCCCCCGTAGAGCTGCCCACGTTGTCCGAGTCACGACTTCAGGCGGCTCAGATCGCGCCTTGCTCACGGCTATGCTCGATGAATGAGACGGCGAATTAGGAGAGTTTGCCCGAACTCCGGCCGACACCAGGGTGATGCTCGCAAGCGCGTGGCCGCGGAGACGAATCACGTGGCTGCGCCGGCGATGGCGCTCGAGCCCGCTTCGCCACAGCGGGCAGGGCTGAGCGCCACGTGCCGGCGCCAGAGCTCGTCTGAATGGTCTTCCTCGCATGACCCACCAGCAGCACGTTTGCGCGGCCTTGATTCATCGCCGATGGAACGATCGCCCAGCGCGAGGGCATTGAGGCCCGATCTGCTGCGCGATGAGCGTTCTTGCCGAAGTGCGCCAGAGTCCACGAGCAGGGTGACATGCCCGAACCCAAGCCATCCACGAATCGGCCAGCGCCGCGTCGGGCGGTTTCATCGCCGGCCGAGCGACGGGCCTATCTATGCGGGATGGCGCCTTTTGCGCTCGCCTTGCGGCGATGGGTGGCGCGTGCTGCGTCGGCTGTGATGCCGTGGCTCTGCCACATTGGACCTGCGCGCGGCTTTGCCGCGAGAACTCTTCGCGCCACTCGAAAATAATCGATACGGCGGCCAGAATCGCTTCACTCCTGCGCCTCAGCGGCTAGGCGCTGGAGTGCTGTGCCCATGGCGTGCGGGTATAGGTGCTCTACGAGCCAATACGATGGGAGGCTGCGTCCCAAAGCGCATAGGTCTGTGTCTTGCATGTCGTAGGCGCCTGAAATCTCGCAGAAAGCATCGTAGTTGACGCGGCCTTCCCAGCTATCGCGCGATGTTCGAGCAAAGTCGGACAGTCAGTGTCCGCACTGTGCTGCTCGTTCTCGAGCTGCACGCTTCTGGTAGGCGCCGGCCGTTAGTCTTCGCTTTCGCCACGGCTGGCTTTGCGCCTCGTCTCGTAGCGCGTCTATGTCCGCGCATCCCCGCACTGCGAAGCGTCCGGTGCGCCCACCTTACCGGCCAGGCTTGCGGTGGTGCTTGGGTTAATCCCCCTATTGGATTCGGCCATTTGCTCCGCTGCATGCGCAGCTACGAGACTTTGAGGGAGCTGTACCGCGTATGCGGTTTTCTCTTCGCTGCTGGCGCTCGAGCCATTGCGCAAATCGGTTCTAGCCGGGCAGGCTTGATGCACTGCCTATGTTCACACGGCGCCGAGATAGACGGCGCGTAGAGGCGCTGCAGCCGCGCCTGGCTTCTCACGAAGATGCACAGTGACGTAGGGGCGACGGGTGAATCGGGGCTCATGCGCCACAGCCGAGCCGCGCCTGCAGCCCTCCGAGCAACGGAGAAGGTGCCGGTCGCCCGCAGCAGTGTTAGGCGACCGCCTGCCGCTTGCCTCGTGTATTCTTGACGATCGCCTGCTCTGCGGCCGCGCCAGCGTAAGTGATGCGAGCGGCTTTCGTTCTCGGTGAGTGCATGGCCTCGGTGACTCTTGCGTTCCAGGGCGCCGTCCTTCACTTGCAATTGCGCTGGCCTCCGTCCTCGTAGCCGACGATTTGATCGAAGCCGCTGGCGCAGCCGCAACGTCCACTTTAACCGGAGCAATGCCAGGCGCTCCGAAGTACGGCCCTTATATCCGCATGTTTTCGTCGCGGCGGGCGGCGGCGTCATCACTTGCTTTGCGCGGCCTTTCCACCGCCTTCCGAGGGCCCTCGGAACGAGCTCGATAGAGAACACGGACTCATGCCACTGCACCCGACAACGGCCTTTTTCAAGCAAACGAGGCTGCAAGTTTCGCAGCGATCCGGCCAAAATCGCGCGTATGCGGCGTTGATCGCGAGCTTTATCTTGACAGATTCCGCTAGCAATGAGAGAGCCGGACCTCCTTACCGCGGTATGTCTCATCTAGACCGCCTGTTTTTGGCCGTTTGTTGCCTGTATCGGGCCGATAAAGCACGGCAATTCAGTGATCCTGTGTCGGCCGTAATATTCGCGATCGTTCTCTGGCCACCTCGCGGCTGCACTTACCATCGCGCTCGATGCCGCCAGTAGTTTGCCCTTGTAGTCTATCTCTAGATCGCGGGGCTGAACTTTCGGGACGTAGTTTGTGCCCGCGCGTGTTACGCCGAGTTTCCGGTGCGGCGACAAGAACCTTGGGCTATACTTGAGCTGTGTACTCAGAGCATGCTGCGCGGTCTCATGAGTCAAGCGCGATTCGCGCCGGGACTGCGCGTGTGGGTCTCCGAGTGCGTGGATCAAGATGGCTAAAGCCCCAAGCCCCCAGCCGAGGCTTACGAGCGGATTTTCCTGCACGGTTCTGGAGGACATCATCAAGCGCCGCGCGGAAGCCTGTATGATGTGCCGCAGGCCCTAGGCGCGGGCGACAGCAGCCAGGCGAACATCTCGCGCCTTGAGAAAGGCCGGCAGGGCTTGACTCGAATTTTTGTTTCAGTTGTGTGCGATGTCGCTGCGGGTAGACTTGGCGACTTTTTCGCCTTCACGTAAGCCACGGGAGGGGGCTTGCACTCGAAATCCTCGCACCTGAAGAGTACAAGCTGCTCCAGAACTTCCGTCAGACTCAAGCCGGACGCCAAGACGATGCGCAATGGTACGTCTCGGCGAAGGCCAATTCGCACCGCAGCAGGCGACGCTGGAAGTGAATCCCCTGCAGTCCGAAAGGACCAAACCCCGCAAGTAGCCGCCTGGGGGGCCGCAAGTCGCCCTACTGTTTCGCAGCCTCAAAATGCGCTTGACTCCTGCACGTGATTATGCGCTATACTCATCCTCATCGCCCGCCATTGGGGCCAAGGGGCCAGCAGATGGACCGCTACCAATTCAAAGCGCAAGCCGAAAGTGGCGCGATGACTTTGATTCTGCTGGCCGGCTGATCGCGTTGGCGCTGTTCGCGACCGGCTGGCCAGCAACAGCCACGAGCGCGTCGAAGGCTGGCCGAAGCTCGAGATCGTCGAGCACTACGTGGCGCACAACGAGATGCGCCAATCCGCTGCCACCTGTACGCCGCGCTCGGCTTCTGTCGCCCGAAGCCTGCGCTCTGTCTTCAGCTTCTCGGCCGCGCGCCTGCGACCATTTGGCTTAGCGCCGACTTCCCGCCAGCGTCCTATGTTGTTGCGCACGAGCGAACAGCACTGCGCCGGGTATTTCGCAATATCGGGTGACAACTCATGTAAGTCCTCATGCTCGCTAAACTTACAGGGGGAAGTGATGGGGCAAAGCCGACCAATCTCTTCGATTTGAAGTGCTGGCCGTCCATGAGCGGCGACGCAGCGCAGCGCCTCGAAGAATCAGATCAACGCCTTCGCGAACAGGTTGGGTGCTCAGCGCGACAAGGATGCTCGGAACGGACACACGTGCAGGCCCCGAGCTCGATCTCGATTCTCGTCGGCCGCATTCTGAAAGCGGGGCACTGATATGGGCTTACGAGGACCGCTACTACGCAGGGCCGCGCAGGTACGCTAAGTCGCCGCGTGGAGTCAGGATGAGAGGCCAGGCTCGAGGCATGCTCGAAATCCAGCGCACACCGCCGCGCGCCGAGGATGACCGGGACATGCTTCGCGCGGCTTGGGCTATACCGACTGCTGGTTGCGTTTGTGAATCGGTGCCGAAGTGAATATCGACTGCTCGACATGAGGATTTTTTAAGTACAGCCTGCGAAGGAATGGGCGCCGACTATCTGAGCCAAGTGAAGTATGTCGTCTACTGACACGCAATCCGCGCGCCGAGAAGGTGAAGAGGCCGAGACGCAGCCGTAGGTTGCGCGCATCACAGAGTTCTAGGCATACCGGGAGCCGCGATGATCCAAGGCATTTATCCGTGCACTAGGTTGCGCGCCTACGCTGCTACGAAACTGGCGGGCACTGCGGCGCCGGCTGCATGGGGCGTCGGCTGCCGGCAAGGAAAACAGAAGGCGGCGCGCTGGTGAAAGCCTGGATTTCACTTCGGCTCATCCAGCCGCGCGACTATCACGCCGAGTTGGCGCCGCAGGCCGTGCTTCTCTAGTCGTCTACCGCGAAGACACTTAGTTACCGAGTCGCCTTGCAAGGCATGGTTCTTGAGCCACGGCTTGAACCGGAATTACCGCGAAGAGCCGACCCGAAGTTCGATCGCGGCACCGCGGGCGCCACTCCATGATTTCTCGAGGACGTAGCGAGCAGCCCTTGAAGTTGTTTACGGCGCGACTGGGCACCAAGGCTGCAAAGGGAACAGCGGGATCAGGCGAACGCCGCATCGGTAAGACAGTCGAGTCCTCGAGCGCCATTTCGAAGCGTGGAGCGCAATGGTTGCTGCGGCGCTTGGTTCATCAAGCAATCGGAGTCGCAGGGTTATGGCCGACTGACGAGAGCGAAAGTGACAAGCATTGGCCGATGGGGGAATATTGACAGAGCGGCCCGGCCGCTATCGATCACGACGTACCGCCGCGAACCCTCTTCATCTGTCACCCTATCCCGCCATCCACACCGCAACACGACCCCCCCGTACCGACGCCAATGGCCCTTCTCGCCGCCAGATTCCGCGCATGCCACTATCACATCTCAAGAGGGTTCTATCGGGAACG